TTCTATGAAAATTACTTGAACTATCTTCTATTAATTTACTTGCGTTTAATGAGCCATCTGGAGAGATTATTGCGTTTGCAACAATACTTGATTGGTTTTTTTCCCAAACTGCATTACTAAAATCTTCTGAAAAAGGAATTAAGTTAGTTCTTTGTGGCTCTAAAATATGATGCGGACATCCTTTTACAACACCATCAATCATTGGATAGTTTAATCTTGAAACACCACTTGAAACTGTTTCAATTAGTCCTTTTGAGTTTATTCTTGTTGCCGAGCCGATTCTTGTAAAGTCAAAATCCCCTACACCACTTGACGGTAATACGGAATAAAGTTTGTCTCCTTGTGCGGCTGGTATTAATGCTAGAGTTGGTTTTACCATTATATTGTTGTTAAAGCCGTTAATTGTTCGTCCGTTAAAGCTGTTTTGTAAACTGCAATCGCTTTTGTTTTCCCGTAGAAATAGTTTGCTGCTGTATTTGCAGATGAAAAGTTCAATCTATCAAATGTATTTGCTATGGGTGTTATTCCGCTTGTATCTGTTAAAACTTTTATTCCATTTACAAATAACGAGAAATCATTAGCTTTGTATCTAACTGCTATTTTATTATTTATAGTCATATCTGTTGTATAGTTGAAAATAAATTGATAAACACCTCCAGCTTTCATATTGCAATCTATTCTACCACTACTTAAATTAAAAGAGATAATTAAATTATCATTATTAGAGCCATTGCTTAAAGTGATATTCCCACTGTTAACAGATGCCTTTGTTTCCGCATACAATACACCCTCTTCTGAATTTATCAAACTTGCATTTCCGCTATTGGTCGCTATATCTTGTAACCTTGTGGAAGAAGCACCTAAGGTTGGAATGTAAGAGGTTGCAAAAGATTTTTGTTCTAATTGTGCTTTTGTACAAGTTCCACTTACCGTACTTACCAATGTTCCTGAAGCTGCGAAAAAAGTAGCTGAAACTCTATTACTTAACCCATCACCAACAAGTGTACCACTATACGCACCACTAAAAGTAATTGTCCCAGTTCCGTAAAATGAAACTGAATAAGTAGTAGCTGAAGTAGTATTATTTTGAGTAGATAACGTTTCTGAATTTAGATATAAATTAGTACTCTGTGGTTCTAACAACCAACTTCCGCAACCATCTTCGTAGTTTATTCTTGGTAAGTTTGTTTCGTCTGTTATTTCTTTTACGGATATGTTATCTATTGAGCCAACTAAATTACCAAGCCCCGAATTATTTATGTAAAGATTTAATGTGTTTGTTGTTGTTGTTGTAAACGTATGTGTTCCCACTCCTGTAAAGTTTTCAGATGAAGCCCCATAACATTGTATAACAACTCCACCAGAAATGTAATCTACAATATCAAAACTAACAACTACTTTTGTTCCAACATTAGTTTCTAAAAAAGGTATTGATTGAAACATTCTACCAACCCCAGTACTTGTTGCTTTTCCATTAGCTATTGACCAATTTCCATCTTTTACCCAAACACTATCAGTTGCAAAATCTCCGTTTGATACTAAATTACTTGAAATTATTTGTACATTCTCAACTAAACCTTGTGCGTTAACTCTTGTAGCTGCTGAATTACGTGAGAAAGTGAAATCGCCATCTCCGTTTTCTGGCTTAACCGATAACATACTACCATCGTTATAAGCTGTTGGAGTAAGTAATATTGATGCTTCTTCTAATAAATTTGCCATTCTATTCTATGTTTTCTAAAGCTGTTAAGATTGTAGTTGTACAAGTTATATTTTCTGAATACGTTGCTCTTGCTTGTAGTGTAGTTATTAAATTAGGTACTGCTGTTGTAACTGATAAATCGTAATAAATACCACCCCATCCATTTTGAATAGGTGAACCCCACCAAGAACTTTTATATATTTCGTTTGCCATTTGCTTTCTCTTTTTTAGTTAAATATTTTTCTAATTTAACAACGTTTACCGCTTTTGGTTTATATCCTTTCATTATAGTACCCAATTTGAACCGCTTACATTTTTGTCTGGATATACATCAGAATCTTGATTATCTAAATACTCTGGAAACTTTGAACTATCAAAGCAAATAAAATCTACAAATCGCCTTGTGTAGTATTCTGCAAAATCCCTTTCTTTTTGTACTAAATAATCAACCTCATCTTTTGAAACTGTTTCAGCGTTTTCAGAACGATGTTTAAATATCCCACCAGATTTAACTTGATAAGCTGCAAATGGTAAGAAATCAACCATAGCGTAGTGAATTAACATCGGTTGAATATAATCATTAACCAAAGTCAAATAATCGCCAGTCAAAGTATCTGCTATAATATCAGATGCAATTCTGTTGTATAGTTTAGTACCTAAATAGTTTTGTATGTGTATCTCTTGTGCAATCTTAATAAACTGAATAAATGAATCCGTATCGGTGTTTCCATCAATAACAGAATTTTTTACTAAATCAGTTCTACTTATAAATAATGCTGTTGCCATATATCTTATTTGTTTACGAATCCGTTGTTCGGCATATCTGTTGGTCGCATTGCAACCTCTTTTGCGTTTACCTCTGGTTTAAAACCCTCTTTTTTTGCCTTATTTACGCTTACCTCTGCATTTGGATTACCTACATTTGGCTTTAGTTTTGAACCTTTTGCCATATATGTTTTTCTCATCCAAAAATGATGACAATCCCCACCACCTTTATATAACCAAATATCATAAGTATCAGCACCATTTAAACCCCAACCAGCATTAACTGCTCTTTTGCTCATTTGTTGTATATCTTCTTTGCGATATATCTTCTTTGCCGATACCATTTTCTTACAAAACTCTCTACTATTGTCAGATGCTCTTAAAGGTGCGTATTGATAACGTACTTTAAATTGTACACCCTCTTCGTTTTTACCATCTTGGTCGCTTTTTGAGTTTGGTCTTGCAGTTCCTGTTGTTGCAAAGTTCCATATTTTGGATAAAAGACTTGGATTCTTTTCGTTTAATTTTTTTATTTGTTCGTCCAACTCATCTTCCGAATCGTAATCGACCTTTCTCTCGTCAATTAATTCCCATTCGTCCAAGTCCTCATCTTCCCCAAAGTCCTCTAATGCGTTAAAAACCTTACTCATTTTAACACCAGTTTCTTCTTCCCTTGTTTCAGCATCTTTTACGTTCTCTAAATCCATAAACTGTAAAGGTTGTAAGGTCTTAAAGTATAGGTTTAAAGCAATACCATTAAAAGCAAGTATCTTATCAAGGGCATCGATTAAAAGTTCTTGAAAAGGGTTTATAACGATGTTTTGCATTAATATAGAAGCGTTCTTTAATTCCTCTGCATTATTACCAAATCCGCTATTGTCTTTAATACCTAAAAGCATTGGAGAAACAATCCTATGCGACATCATTATCTTGCTCTGTGCTTCACTTGAAATAAATTCGTATTGATTGTGTGCATCAGAAATTTGAACTGGTGTAATGTCCGCTTGTGATTCTTTTGAATCGTTAAAAGCAATTATTAGTTTTCCAGCAGAATTTGTTCCTTGAAATTTAGAAACAATTTTGTTCTCAATTAATGTTTGCGCTTCTTCGTCTGGTACTCCATTATTGAAATTAATTAATGATGCTGGTGCGAAACTATTTTTAATATTATTAACGTGAAAGTTTGCAATTTCTTCTTCAATCTCACTAAAACTAATTCCAGATACATAATCTGGTGTACTATAATAATACATTCCAGCTTCATAAGGTTTTACATATAATATCTCAATTGGTTGTACATTTTTTGAAACACCAAATGATGGTATTCTCAAAGGCTCATCACTTGGTTTTGCGTTTGCCCAATCTGAATGATAATAATACGCTTGTACTTGCTTATCGCCCTCTGAACACTTTTCAGCCCTTAACGTTTCAATTGGTAAATGCTCAACCTTTTGAATTGTTTTTTTATCTTTTGAGTAAATGACTTGGATAGCACATTGACCAGTTAATTTTAAATCATATGCCAATTGTCTTAAATCATCTTTTTTAAACAAAGATATCATTCTCGCATACGCTTCTGGCTTTCTTGCACTATCTGTTGCATCTAAACCTTTTCCGTATATCATTTGAGATATTCCAGTAATACAAGCCCCAGATGTAGCACTTCCGTTTGCCCTATCTATAAGGAATTTAAAATAATTGTTATCCGCACCAAATTCAACCCATTCTTTGTTTTTTGATTCAACAATTTCTGGCGTTGAGTAGCTTGACAAATTAACAAAACTCACTTTAGAATTGTTTTTTTTGACAACTGTTGGTTTTCTGTACTTATTTATTTGTTTACTCATAGTATTATAAAATCGTTATTACCGCTCTTTGACTTATATTCGTCCTTATTGACTGAATAGTATTCGTTGTTTGATTGGTCTGTTGATTGTGATGTACAAAATATTTTATCCTTATAGATTATATTCTGTGTATTTGTGTCAATAACTTTTAAATCGTAAAATCTACCTTCTTTTAAATCAAATACATTTGATAGTTCTATGTAATTACCAACTTTTTGTGCCGTTGGTGTTATTGAAACAGTTGTATTTGTACTGTCATCTCTTAAATCCATTGAAACAGATGTCGAATATACTCTTGGTATAATCTTTATTGATTGTATATCTGTCGTTGGCAATAAATGTTTCATATATATATAATACTAAATAATAGTATTTTTATTTATTTAAGCCAAAAAAAGGCAACCGATTAAGATTGCCTAATTTTTAATAAAAACCAAAGTAATTAA